CCCTTTGTAAAGATGTGAATCTTCAAAGTTTACTTCTCTTTCAACACCACCTAAATCAAAAACCTTAATTCCCTTACCATCAAGAATTATCTCATATTTTTCATTTTCTTTATTCACAGTGTAACAAGCTGGTAGTAAATCTCCATAACTATCTGTTAATTTAGTAATGTTTTCAGTGGGTTTTCTTCGACATAACCCCTCATTTACATCAGGAATCATATTTACTAATTCTTTAGCTTGATTAGGAAACATAAGTTTATCAGGTTGCTGTGACACCCCACCAATAAAACCACTAATAGAATCTTGTACTAAACCCATTACAATTCACTCCTAATCTCTCTTGTATAAAATTCTTTAATCATTGAATAATTACCTAAATCTAATTCGTGATTAGCTAAATCCTGTTCAGCTTCCATTAAATCTTCTTTAGTATAAACACAAGTAGTTTGAGCACCTAATTCACGTTTAGTGAACTTATATGCAGCAGACATTGTGATATAACGTCGAGCCACTTCAGGTACTTCATCAAAACCTAAACCCCACACAACATTTACCATTAGAGGTTGAGAAATCTTAAATGTATGATTATATTTGTCATAAATCTTATTACCTCTAACCACATATTGATTTCTATAAACTTGTGGAACTTCTACTTTTAAAACATTATCAGGAAGTTTAATAATTCCTTCAATGTTAGGGGATAAAGGATAGTTATCCTCAGAGTTAAAATCATACCCTTTTAACTGCACTCTAATAGTTTCATTTTCAAGTAACATTTTAGCGCTCACTGCAAAAGTATTAAGAGTACCATCAAGAGTGTTTAAAGGCATGTGTTTGATACAACTCAACATAGTATTTATTGCATCTAATTTAGTTGTCATTATTTCTCCTATAAAAGAGAAAGTATAGAGATTACTCCCTATACTCTCTCAGATTATTTCTATATGAGCGATTCTTAATTAAGCCGCAGCATCTTGAATTTCAACAGCTCTACGAGGGTCAAGGATGCCGTGACCTTCAAGAGTTCTTGCTGTCAATAACCAAGACAATTCTTGTGGTAACCAAGTAGCTTCCACTGTCAAACCTTTTCTTGTAATAGTACCAATAGCACCTTTTTGCATTACAAGCCCTACAGTATTAGAGAAATCCCCAGTATAAGGGTTTTCATCTGTACCGTGTTTTGGTTTGTTACCCTCAGTAACTGAACCAACAGTAGTTGTAATGTTTGTTGAAGGTAAATAGTTTGTTTCAACAATTTGAATACCATTGATAAAACCTACTGTACCTTTTGAATAATTACCTGAACCAGTCAAGTTTTTATCAGTGATTTTATCAGTTTGAGCCAAAGCAGCTACTTGGGCAGGGCGTAAGAAACATACGATACCATCATAAGGTACATCCTTTTCCTTCATAGCCACACCAGCAGCATAAATAGCCTTAGCTAGTTTTTCACCATCATCTTTACAACCTTCTGCTTTGATAACTGAACCACCAGCTCTACCAGCTACCATACCACCAGCTCTAGCTGCTAAACAGCCAACAATCATTTGTTGTGTTTCTTCTGTTCTAGCCAATGCTCTAGCCATTTCAGTTTTAGTTTGTTCTCTATCGTCATACTCTTGCATTAAAGTATCAATTTCAGCAATTTTGATATCAGATACTAAGAATGGGTCTAAAAAGATTGTAGTTTCTGAGTGAGCAATCTTTTGATTACCAAGCAAGGTTTCACCTGCATATACATACTTAGCATCTACTTTACCCAAGTTAGGGAATGAAGCTGATTTACCTTTTTGGATTTCTTTAAATCTTACATAAGGTCTTACTTTTCTTTGTGCTTCAAATTCTGTAATAAGCTCTGCTACGAACTGGTCACGATATAACGCGAATACGTCACCTGCATTGTTAATCTGACCTGAACGTGATAAATTTGGATTGTCTGCCATTAGTTAAATTCACTCCTCTTAATTTATAAATTGATTTTTCCAGCTTTACGACTAGCTGTAATTTTCTTACTTACTTTTTCTCTATACACTTCATCTTTTGCATATTTAGGGTTTAAAATAGCTTCTTGTACTTCTGCCATTGATTGAAATAAATCAGCCTCATCTGTGGTAGCTCTACCTGTTAGTTGATTAGGAATAACACCCTCAGCCTTTTCCATACGTGCATTTAAACCATCCAGTAAAACTTTAATAGCCAAAGGGTCATGAAATGAGTTAATAACTGTCTTTTCTTCATCTGACAAATTTGCTGTAGCCCAGTTATGAATTGCCTCATACTTTTCCTTACCACCAATGTAGTTAATAATATCTGTAGCTGCAGCTTGGTTTTCAGACATACGAGCTGTAATAAAATCATTCACTTGCTCTTTTGAAAAACCAGCTTTTTCTAGTTTTGCAATTGTTTCTTCTGAAAGTTCTCCTTTTTCGTACCATTCAGCTTGAAGGTCTTTGTAATCAAACCCTTTATCTTTCAAGATAGGGTCAACATTTTCAGAAGTAATCTCTTGTTGGACTTCTTTCTTTTCTTCAACTGTTTGTGTTCCTGCTACATCTTGACCTTGTTCAGAAGTAGTTCCAGATTGTGTATTTGTTGTTTCTTCATTCTGAGTTGTTACATCAGAAGTAGCCCCATCATTTCCTGATGGAGCTGTGTTTAAATTTTCTTCGCTCATTTAATACCTCAAATTAGTAATTAGTTTCAATAACTACACCAAAAGCCTCTTTAACCACTGTTTCACCTTGCTTATGGTTGTCGTGGTTTTTAGTGATAAAGTTGTCTAAGCCATTTTTCACTTCTTTTTTAGTTTCTTTTTTAGTTTCTTTTTTAGTTTCAGCGTTTGCCATTTTATTCCACTCCCTCTTCTTGTGTTTGTTGTTCTTGTTGTTGAGCTGATAAGTTACCTAATTGTGTTGTTAAATTAGGTATAGCAGCCTTCATTTGCTCAGCTTCTTGAGCTTGTTGTTGCATTTGTTGTTTTTCTTCTTCTGTATAAAGCATACCTTCTACATCTAAATTTAAACTGTTTGCAACAACTTTAGCTATTTGGTCTACCTTTGCCCCTATAATCTGAGCAGATTGTGCAAACCTTGCCATAGTTTCAAAGAATGAGTTCCATTTGTTTAACTCAGAGCCTCTGCCTAATGCCTCTAAACCAGTTGTGACAGTTAATTTAACGCTATCATCTCTGATTAAGTCAGGTAGACTATTCTTCTTTTCTTTACGTAAATGAAAGAAAGCAATCTTGATATAAGTTAGCTGAAATTCTTTACTCATAATTGAATAATGGTTACCAAGAGCTTCTTCTAAATCTCTAATCATATACTGAATTTCAGTAGCTGTGGTTCTTTCTGAATCACGTTGAACTGCTTGAGCTAATAAAAATATCCTGTATAGTCGTTTTTCTAAAGTTTCTTTTTCTTCTCTTGCGGTTCTTAAGTCATAATACTTGTTAGCCTGTAAAGGTGTACAATCATCTGCAACACCTGAACAAAAGCCACCATTCTTTGTTTTAGTTAGTTGCTTAATATTAGTTCTCCCATTAGGATTAACCAACATAATAAATTTACTTGCAGCTAAACTAGCATCTTTAATAGCTTTTGAAAGTACATCAAGATAGCTGATATCTCCAATGTATTCTTCGATAAGCCCTCTACCATAGCTTTCACCATCAATTCTTGTATAACGCAAAGCCATAAAAGGACTAATTTCAATAGGATATTTACCTTTACTACAAGGTATATTTATACCTTCCACTTCTTGATAAGTAACCCAATATTTCTTCTCTCGTTTGTAGACTGTATATAAGGTTAATTCTTTTTTCTCAAGGTTTGGTATTTCATCTTTCTTTTCTTTGATTTTTAATTGTTCCAAAACTTGTTCTTGAATATCAGATGGTAAAGCATAGAACCCTATTGTTTCTTTTGTAATTACTTTTAAAACATTTCCACAATAATCTCTTTTAACAACATATCGTGTTAAAGGATAATATTTTAAACCTTCTTTTAATACGTGAACCAATAAGACGTTTCCAGCTACGTAGAGGTGTTTCATTGCTTCACCTAAACAGATTCTATCACCATTTCTTTCGCAATTATCAACTACTAGCTGTTCTGTTAATGATAAACCTTTAATAACACTTGTTTTATATTCCTCAGGGTCTGTTCCTGATGCTTCTGCTTGTCGTTTTAGCTCATCATTATCTATACCAAACTTAAAACAAGGTTGGTTTGGGGGTAACATTGCTAAAGTCACTTTTGCAGATAAATTATTTATCCCATCAGCCCCAATAGATTGATTGGGTTGAGAAACAGTCTGTAACCCTGCATTATCTTCTGATTTTAATAATGATGGAATTGTGTATGAAGCAGCATCAAAGGCTTTATCTAAATAAGGTTGCCTATCTGTTTTTAGTTCTTCGTATTGGTGGTGGAGAGTTTTTTGTGTTCTAATCTCGTTATCCACTCTATACTCCTATGTTTAAACCTGTTTGAGAACTTGAGTTTACTCCTACGTTAGTACCAGTGTTGTTATTTAAAGGTATTCTTAATGAGTTAATAGGTCTTTTGTTTGATGTTCTATTGTGAATCCCTGATGCTGTTTTAGATTCTTGAGAAGAAACAAAACCTTGGTTTGCAAGAGCTTTGTCTAAACCTAAAGCCTCTAGTCCAGCTTGTTCTGTTCTTGCTAATAAAGAACTTCCAGCACTAATCACTGATGGTGCAATTGCTGTTAAGGCTTTGCCAATACCTAAACCACCTGCAGCACCTGCTCCTGCACCTGCGGCTGCACTTCCCATACCTGCTGCTGTAGCTCCACCAATTGATGAGCCTACAGTACCTAGGCTCGCCCCTGCGGTGCTTGCTGCTGCTGAACCCATAGCGCCTAAACCTGCCCCAGCTGCACCCATACCAGCACCACTAGCCGTGGCTGCTGCAGCACTTCCCATAGCACCTAGACCAGCTCCTGCACCTGCCCCACTAAAGAGAGCTGTTAAGCCTGCCCCTAGTGCACTAAATAGTCCACACATATTTTACTCCTCTTCTTCTTCTTCTTCTTCATTCCATTTTTTTACTTGGATTAGATGGTCTATTAGAATCTGATGACCTACTAAGATACCTTGTTTAAAAGAGGTTAATTCTTCTCTAGGAAGGATATCAGGGTAAACAGATTTTAAATAGACTAATAATTCATCAGAAATGTAAGGATAATTCTGATTTTCCATAAGTACTCCTTTTATAAATGCAAAAAGCCCCTAATAAATAGAGGCTTTAAGAAGGTGTTTTAATAAACTTCCTGACACCTTGGAACAGTAGATAGCTACTTAGAGCTCATATTCACTATCACAGACATTTTAGGATATAATAGAAAACTATTACATAGCCTTGCTGCGTTGACCGTTAAAGTTATAATAATAATAAATTAAATAATTTCATTCTTTCTTAATTTTCTGTCTTCCATATAGGGTGATTTATTAAAATCCATGTAGCCTATATGTAGCCATGATATGTTTATGAAATGATATATTATATTACGAAGGGGTCTGAAATGCCCATTTTTACGTTTAATATTATCTCTGAGTGAGATTGTGGTTCCGATATGCGTGGGTTCGAATCCCATCTCCCGCCCCATTTTTAAAAGCAAGAACCGAAGTTCTTGCTTTTTTTG